ATATAGTTTATGTCTTGTGGTATGCCAGATATTTTTGCACTAGCCATTATGTTTGGTGCAAGTATAGAGGTGTCCCAAGAGTTACCAATCTGGTAAATTAGCTTAGGTTTGTTTGGGTGAAGTTCACAGAGTCTTTTAAAGGGTTCCACATGCACAGGCATAGAAGCAATAACAATATCAAAGTTGCGAGACATAAAACCCTCATAAGTAATAGCCTTATTAAAAGATCCACTGTCAATATCTCTACATAAGAATGTCTCTATGGCATCTTCACTAAAATCTTGCTCATATAATGGGTCGTTTAGTGGTGGTGTTCCATCAGGTGTTGCACTCCCAATCCCTAGATATTGCGCTTGCGTTTCAGGATGATCGTACACCTTCCAGAAACCTTGTTGCGCCCACTCCATACCAATAGGTCTATAGACACTACCTCCTAATCTCTTTTCGAAAAGAAATATTAAACCTTGGAGAAGGCTTGCATGATGAAAGTCGCAGAATACGTTTAGTTTTTTGTCTTGCATCTTACACAGTAGAACTTGCCATTTATATGAGGTTCGATATCACCACCACAATTAGTACATTGGTTAAAGATAAGCCAGAATAGTTTTTTAAGCAGTCTCATTTATATAAATAATTGTTAAACGCATATTTTCCGCACTCCCCTACCGTGACTCCCCTCCCCTACCGAGGCTAAATAACCTCATTTAAGCTTGGGAATTCTTTTCTCTTCCCATCGTACAATTTAATGGTTTCTTTAGCAAAATCAACAAATTCGGGGTGTAGAGGTACATTTGCTTTCAATGAATCCTTTAGCCAACTAACAAATATTTTACGTTCATGATTTGGGGCCTTGTGAAGCCGCGATAAGTACATGTTATGTGATAGACCCGCCATGTGATAATAACGGTCATTAGAGATTATGGCTGTGGGAAGCCCCAAATTAAACACGTCTTTTTGTATTAAAGAGAAGTGATCAGACTTATCAGGTACTATGCCAAAGTTCTTACGTGTTTTATTTAACGCCTCTTTGCTCATAAAGAGCGAGCATGGATGGAGACGCTCTCCATCAAGCACGCCGACTACTTCCATCTTATGTTCGATAGCGTTTTCAAAATCAGTCCAGAAGTTTACATCTTTAATAAAGAAGTCTTGCTCGGTAAACCATATCCAATCGGAAGTATACGAATAAAGTAAGGCGTTATTCAAACAAACATTTCGCCAATCTTCCTCACCCCATCGTATTTGTGGTGGGTCAATAAAAATACAGCGATCGTCAATCATTGCCTCTTTTACAAATGACATGAAGTTAGGCCCCTCGTGTGTCTCAGTAAAAGCAATAATAACTTCGTTAAAGCGATGCCTATTATCCTTAATAAACAGACGCCATAAAGGATAGTCAGCATTGCGCGGCCAGCAAACTATTACATCGGGTTTTATCATAATCCTATTTTTTTGTAAGCTTCTTGCCTAGCTTTAATTCTTTTCCTATTAAGTCCAAACTGTCGAATAATTCTTTCGACCGCTTCCCCATATAGTTTGTGGAACTCTTGTATCTCTAATGTGACTTCCGCTGTTTCCCAAAAGGTGAGCCACATTTGCGTGCGTCTTTCAAACTCTTGATGTTCCATGTCTGTTTGACAATATTCAACAGGAAGCTTCGTTTCCTCTTTTGGGTCGTCAACAGTCCGACGAGAAAGACACCTATCATTATTGTCTTTAAGCAATCCACCTACGCCACTTGATAAAGACCCTATGTGACACCACGACGCTTTGGGATTAAAGATGCCATGTTCATAGAGAGTGTCAAAATGTTTTAAGTCATCAGGATGTGCATGGAATTGTGGAACAGTAAAAATACTATCTTGTCTAAACTTTGCACGTAATTGCAAGCTTGTGTTTACAAATGTATCACCATGTATAACGTCTCCTTTAACAACATAGTTGCCGAGCGAATGTATAACATCGCCTTTAAACCACGCACGTGCACCAAATCGGCGATCTGTATCTATTAAGTTGTAAGTCTTGGTAAAAAAGAAGCAGGGCCAGAAATTAGGCCCTTGGTCTCCTTCACCTTGATAAGCAAGCTTCCATATCTCACCTGCCCTATCAAGAATCTCTTGTGCGCAGCTACATCTTTTGGAACCTACTATTTCAAAAGAATTCAATCTTTCAAAGCAGAAGTCAACTATTTCAGGTTTGAATATAAAGGCATCATCCTCAATAAGCATAACGTATTCAGTCTGTACAAGATCGAGGGCGTTATTTATACACTCCCCATGCTCAAGCTGCTTGTCAATATGTACAAAATATATCTTGTCTCCAAACACAGAGCAAAGCTTGCGACAGTAATCAACAACAACCTCTTCTATGGGGCTGTTCATATACACAATAAGCCTATCAACGTAATGTTGCCATTTATAGAAAGATCGTAGCCAATAGGCTAGGAGAAACGGATCGCCTGGGAATGGAAGTATAGCGGTGCGCTTCATAGCTATATATTTTAGTTGTCAAGACTCCATTTATAATCCTTTTCGCTAACCTTATAAAACCCTGTAATTCCTCTTGGTGTCTCAAAATGAAAAGGTCTCAGCGAGCCATTTACAACCAGCTGTTTTATTACTCGTGGCATAGGGCCATAGGGCCATGCAAAACCGTGTTCTTCATTTGGTATCTGGTGCATATGCTGATGGAGATCATGTATAAACACAAACCCGCCTGGCTCTAGGTAATCATAGAACCTAAAAAGCTCTTGAAATCGTGTTTGTGGCTCGGTATCTAACAGAATTAGCTTGTAAGTATGCTGTGGTTCAAATTTGGCAGCGTCCATAAGATGAAGCTTAACAACATCTTGTATGCCCACTTTCTGGAATCTCCTACTTGCGGCATTCGCTATTTCGGTCAAAAACTCAATAGTGTCAAGATCGCCATGATTATTATCTTTTAAAGCTAGGCCCATATATGAAGCTCCTACACCCCAGTGTGTACCTGTTTCAAGTACATGATCGGGCTTGAGCATACGTACCATAGAATAGAGAAACTCTCCAGTCTCGCACTCAACACCCGCATCATTAAACGAAGAGAACCCCTTTTTATTCTTGTCAAAGTCCTCTTTCCAAAAACCCTCGTTATGAATTGATAAACTACTATCTAAGCCCAACAATCTGCGTGTGATATCCATAGAATTAAGGTAATAAGTAATCTCTCCAGAGACGTGATATGTTTTTCTTCCCAAATATCTCAATTGCCTGCTTTCTTGCCAAACCACCTATTTCTTTAGCTCTCAAGGGATTTTGCAAAAGGAACTCAACATTTTGACGTAAGTAATTTACATCATCGCTTACAAACCCCGTTACTTGGTTAGTAAGGAGCTCTGGTATCTCGTAAAACTCAAAACTAGCAGGGTTTGTAGACTCTGCTATTCTCGTACCAAGTGCAACAATAGGAATTCCCGTCATCATGGCTTCAATAAAGCTCAGAGTATAGGGAGCGGGCCACGTACCACCGTAAAGATAGGCTCTGGACTCTCTTAAAATCTGTTTGAGGTTTTCATAGGACTTTTGCCCTCCATCAAGATCGCCTAGGTTCTCATTATCAACACCATATATCTTGGCGGGGAGGCCGTTTACTATCCGCTGTATATCCTCATAGTGGGTATGGCGGCTCCTTTGTACAATAGACTGCGTAAAGTTGACAACCTGCTCTATCTCCCCTGTGTATCCTTTAAACTCATCAGGGTCTTTATAAAAACGAATCATTGCGTCTTCACCTGCAAAGCTTGGTATCTTTTTCTCCATAGGAGAGTAGCGCACTATTTCAAGCCCTTGGAATCTTAATCGTGACAATATCTCTTCTTGGGTTTGCACACACTGACCAATTGAGCGAAAGATAACCCGTTTACCTTTCATCTTGTGCCAATTTTTCTCTAGCGCCTCTGGCTGGTGCATAAACATGATGGTGTCTGCCCAATCAATAAGCTCTTGAGGAAGAGAACAACCAGAGCTCATATATGTTGATGCTGAGTGCTCCATGTCTGGATAGTGTTTTAAACCTTCTATACCAGGTCTAATCATGCCTTCTCTAAACCAAGGACACGCATATGTTCCCGTAGAGAATACATCAATACCCATTTCATTAAATAGCCTCACCTCGTCGTATTCTAAGACTTGGTGTACTGATATATAAAGAAGTTTCATATTAGTTTGGGAGCTTACCAAGCGGATCTAAACAAAGTAATTTATTTGCCATCATTCTGTTTACAAGTGCTTGATCGTAAGATGAGGGGAAAAGTCTTATACTGTCACATTGTTTACAGTGCCACGCCTTCATTCCAAGCGGCGTGTCCTTATAGATAATTTCTTCAAAGTTATGCTCTCTCATAAGTGTATTTGTGAAAGTCTATCAAGCATGCGTTTACCTACTGCTTCAAGAGAAAATAGTCTTTTTACGAGCTCTTGTCCGCTTTTAGCAATCTCTTCACGTTGTTTCTTTTCTTCATACATGAAGCGCATTGCTTTACGAAGTGCTGGAATGTCCACATCGGCCCATTCTTGCTCACTAGTATACCATTGCTTATTCCTTGTATTCTCTACTTGTTTTAAAGTATAGGGCATCAGCAAAGCATCTTTACCATCAACTAGATATTCATGTATTCCACCACAGTTAGTAGAAATTACCGGCTTACCAACGAGCATAGCTTCCATCTGAGGAACGCCCCACCCTTCCCCTCGATGAGCACTTACAAAGCAGTCGAACGTCTTGTGAAATCTATACACTTGTCGTCTATCCATTAACCTTCTACAAAGGTTTACTGTCGCATAGTGACTGACAGGTAGCTTTTTCTTAAACAGCCGTATACTCTGGTCAATCTCTTCCTTTTTGCCAGAGGAGAAGTTGTCTAAGTAAGTCTTAATATTCAAGCTTACATCGGTTACACCTTCAAACTCTAGCCAGTAGGCAGTGAGCAAAGCCTCTGGATTCTTTCTTTCAGTCCACTCAAAAATGGAGTAGAACTTAAATGTATCGGGCTCGTCTAAAGTGTATGGCTTTATGGCTTCAATATCCTCTGAAGTGTCTATTGCTTCTGGTATCACATATATTTTTTTAGTTACTCCAGAGCTTATTATTGCCTGCTTATTGTACTCTGAACCTGTCCAAATCTCCTCACAAGCTTGGGCCCCAATAGCAAAATCTTCTGGCAACCTAGACGTTTCCCAAAACACACGCCCTATATGATATTTGCCCTGCTCCATATATTGAGGAAAGATGTTTGGGGTTGTGTGAAGTATTTTAATGTCGTAGTTGAGCGGCTTATTTTCAACAGCCATAACCTTCTGTCCAAGCTTGCCAAAATCAGACACCTCATATACATAAGACGGATATTGACCTGTAACAGATACTCCCGCCTCAAGTAAGGCGGCCACATCATGGCGTCCTGCTTCGCCATAGCCAGAAAAATCCTTGCACGCTCCTGTATATTTTAAGTTCATATTTTGATCAAATTCTCATCATCAAATTCCTTTGTCTTATTACATACTTGACAGGTGATAGATTTTGGTAGCTTCTCCTCGATGTTTACGAATCCGGCGATATTGGTACAAGCGTCACAGAAATAACGGTGGGTAAACTTTGGTTTAACCTCCTTTTTTTCTTCTGGTTTGTTTTTATCCATAGGTATCACCTCGCTCACGTTATTTTTTCAAGTGATAAATTATCTCTTATTTTCTTTTTATCTTCAGGCATCTGTAAAAACTCTTTTAAAACCTCGACAAGTTTTTCTCCTGTCTTTTCAATAGAAAACTGTTTAACGTACTCACTTGCTTGTTTACCCTTTTCGTATGCCTCCTCTTGATGCTCATAAACATACCTCATTTGCTTTGCCAGATCATCAACGTCACATACTACCATTTTACCAACATCAATGCCTTTATATCTGCTGTAGAGAGCGGGGCACGTCTCTTTTACTTTAACCTCATACATACAATCACTATTAAAGTATTCAGATATGCCGTGTGCGTTTGGCACGATAGCCGACATACCTGTTGCCATTGTCTCAAGCGGTGGTATACCAAAGCCTTCTCCTCTTGATGGGAAAACAAAACAATCTGATCGAGCAATTAGATCTTGCATTTGTTTCTCGCTATATTTTCCTTTTATAACCTCGATATGTGGGTATTCAGCCTTGACCAAGGGAAAGGGGAGTGTCTCTTGTGTGGTTTTAAATACCATCCTTACGGGTTCATCGCGTCTAAACGCTTTTGTAAATGCCTTTAGCACTTCAGGGAATCCTTTGCGAATATTAAATGCGTTATAGTGCAAAAAAGTAAAGTTCTCTCTTTTCTTATTCTTAATTTCTCGATCTACAAATTTGTATTTATTCTGATCATATCCAAGGGGTATTACCGTTGTCTTAATACCTGCCTTTTTAAACACAGTCTGACACCATTTAGAAGGTACTAGAACTTGGTCAGCCACCTCTAGGTACTCTACCCAGTCATCAGGTATTTTGTCACTCTCAAACATAGTGTAAATAACCCTAAAAGGAGATTCTAAACGAAGAATGCTGTATGGATTATGGTAAAGAAGGGCTACTTTTTGATTCTCGAAGATAGTGCTTGTTTTTATACCGCGCTTGTTGAGTTCTTCAATAATGCCACCTGAAGTTTTGCTGTATCCATCAGACCCCTGCTGTGAAACAGTGGCGAGATAGACTTCGCCTTTTATCTCTTCTTTCGGACGCTTCATATCCTCAATTAATTTTGTCTTGTATTCTATATATTCAGCCTCTTGCTCTGGAGTGGGCTTTACAAAGCCTGGAGTGTTGCAAAGTTCTTGATAAAGCTTAGGATCATCAACAGGTACATATCGTCCACCTGGATTTATCAGATATGGCATTGCATATCTTACTATATCACTAACAAAAAAGAAAGAGGCCCATTGCTGAGCCTCCCCCTTGAAAACAACTAATCTTACGATTAGAAGCTTTCGACTTCCACAACTCTACGATTGTCAATAACTGCAACGCCGTAAAGAGCCTCAATAGTGAGTTGATGCTCTCCCTTGTCACCGTTAAACCAAAAGAGTGTACGTACAGCGAGACCGATGTCAGGATCTACAACGTTAGAGAATGTTCCACCAAACCCTTGTGGGGTTGGAAGTGGGCGACTCGCTAAGATAAGACCATTTCGGGTATACGCAACGTTATGGTAAGCACCAGGTGAGCCAGTTAGTGGAACTAATTGACTTTCTCTAATCTCTAAACCATAAGTTTTGATAACCACACCATCGGTAATAGCACTGCCATCACCACGAGCATCGTAACGAGAGTACTTATCAGTCCCCAAAAGATCGTTGAAGATCGTACTATCAACATACAGATATTTTTGTTCTGTAGTTGGTACTTTTTGGCTTGTGAAATGTTTTCTGATACGAAGCATCGAAGTATCGATAGTTGTTGCTGAGGTTCTGTCCCATGTAATAGTATTTGTCATACTAGTATGGAGAGCAAGAAGATCAGATTCAACTGCCTCGGCAAGTGCCATAGCACCGTCTGTAGCGTAACGCATGAGTGTATCTTGATTTTCAGCAACTTTAGCTAAATCAGGAATTGCGAATGTTACCTCTTTGTGTTTATTAAGAGTAACACTAACGTTTGTACCGAGTGGGCCTTGTTGTGAAAAAGCAGAACCTTGGGTCTTATCGTTAACCGATACAGCGCCAGTGACTGGGATCTGAAGAGTCAAACCAACCGAAGCTGGTGACCAATCAGTGGACTTACTCACTGTTTTTGCTAGGTTTAAATAAGCCTGAAGGCGTGTGATACACCCTTGTGAGACGATTGTCGGGATGAATACCGCATTTTGTGTCGTGTTAAGAATAGCCATAAATTTTCACCACCTCTCCTAAATGGAATTAGTAAATTAACTCTCTACAGAGTTAAGACATAAAGTGAAGATAAAGAAGAGTTACAGGAAGTTACTTAGATACATCATCCTCAACATTGCCTGAGTACATGGCGGCGAGGATATCTCTTTCATTTTCTCGATAGAATCGAGGATCGTTTAGTTGACTGAGTTTATACTTTTTAGCCGTGCTTTGTGCTGGGTTTGTGCCTTCACCAAGATTGACTGTGTTGCCTTTTTTTAAAAAGGGTTTTGCTTCAAGAATCTTTTGCACTGCTTCCTCTGCTCCTGACACGTTACCGACTTCGTCAATTGAAATTTGACTTTTATCAATAAGACTAACAACGGTTTCTACATCAACAGCGCCAAATTTAACAGACAACATCTGTAGTTGATTTTCAATTTGAGCATCGCGCAATCTTTCTTCAGCACGGCGGGCTTTTTCCTCAGCATTTTTAGCTAGGGCCTCAAACTCACCACGTCTTTTAAGATTCTCTGCTTGTCTATCCTCTTCAGCCTTCTCATACTCAGTTGCTTTTTTTGCCTTATCACTTAATGTCTTAAATCTGGGGTGTCTAAACGCTCTTGGGTCTTCGAAGAATTTAGCAAACTCTTCGTCTCCAAGCTTAGACGGATCGAAAGTGTCTTGATTCTGTTCACCAGTTTGCGAGTTGGTCTCGTTTTCAGAATCAGAAGTATTTTGTTCAGCCATATTCTTTTTCATTTTTTAAAGTGGTAAGTCCACTAGTAAGAATATTTAACACTTTCATTGTATAACTGCTAATTTTAAAAGTCAAGTTATCTATATGTTTTTGAGGCTGTGTCATAGGCTTTAGTGCGACTTGCAAGAGATGGTATGAGTACGTTTATGGCATGGCGACAATTCGGATGGAATAGGCCGTCAGATTGTGCCTTGTCTACTGTTAAATAGCCTTGCGTAGCCCCACGAAGAGAAAGGATCTTACCTTGCCAAGGGGCACATTTGTCACATGATCCAGGATGCGAGGATACTTGCACAAGGTCATAATTATTCTCTGCCATTCTATTTGCGAGACCTCTATTGCGTGCTTCTACCGCTTTAGTACGAAACAACATCTCAGCGTAAGTATCTAGCTGCCAGTTTTTGCCAGCCTTGTCCTTTAAGGCACTCAAGCCCTCATCTTGTAGGGTAGATACTATTTCTTTTTTAACCTGTTGCAAAGCCTTACCGCCTATAATCCCTTCAGCTAGTTTTTGTGTTAGCAAGTCTCTTGTGGCTCTGCCAAGTAGTACTGTAGCGCTTCTTGCAACACCAGTGAGACTCTGCCCTATAAGCTGCGCGCCATCGTCAACTAATGCCGCTATCGCTTCTTTATGAATACTATTAAATGATGTTGTAACCCCTATATCAGCGCCTACGTTCTTTAGTTGTGCAACCGCGTCATTTGCTCCCGATAGGTATTGAGACTGTACTTCGTCTTTTAAAAACTTCTGTAGATCAACTCCCTTTTCGGTAAGTATCTGCTCTATTTGTCGAAGAATAGCTTTGCGGTTAGCAACACCAAAGCTCGTGGCGGTCTTTATTTCTTTTGTAATAGCGACATAGGCCCTCTCAAGCGTGGAGATGTATTTTGCAAGATTCTCTGGATTGAAGATTACCTCTGTAGGATACATACATACTTATTATGTAATTATTTGTTATTTAAATCGGGTTTTGGTGGTTTACCTGTCTTAGGATCAACAACCTTGTCATTTTCACCAATTCGCATCATAGGAACCTCAATTTTAGGTTGTTCGCTCTCTATCTGATCGAGCTGCTCTTCTGCTGTTTCTTCATCAACTCCATATACTCGCATAATGACATCTTTCTTGCTTGTTATGCCAGCATCAAGCGCCTTTGATTCAGTTTCGATCTGCTCACCATTATCAATCGGCAGTCCGTCTTGCCACTGTATATCAGGCACTTCCGCTTCTTTAGATAGATAGAGACCGTCAACGGGCAGCTTCCATTCTTTTGCAACTAGTTGAGCTATATACAATACTTGTTTTATCGCATAATCGTAATACAGTCTCTTACGAGCAGTCTTAGCGATAGTACGCATCAATTTAAACTTTAAGGCCCTACCACTATCTGTTTTGCCCTCTCCAAGTCCGATAATATCAGGAGAGATCTCGCCTATAAGGTACATGAAATCCATAAGCTTCTCAATCTCGCTAAAGGCAGATTCAAGTTTAGCGTCCCACACAATATATTCAGGCTTCCCCTCTTCACCCTCACCAAGTTCAATAACCCCAAGAGAGTGCTTACGCACCCTGCCATTTTCATCAAGTACACCTGGTGGGACAGCAAGAATAGGGTCACCATGCTTGTCTAAGATATTATCAACCTTAGTCATTCTATTATTTATCGCATAAAAAATAGAATCAAGATCGCTATAGTCGGATATACCGAAGTATTGTGAGCCTATTTTCCAATTAGGTATATGCACGATAAGACTTTTTTCAACTACTGTTTCTTGAGTAGGCATCAATCCTGGAATCCCAAGAATACTTAAAGACTCTTCATTCTTAATGACGTTATTTTCCATGTAAAAAACCTTGTTTGTGATAAGCCCTGGTGTATGTTCCTCGACACGCAAATACGTCTTTCCGTTTCTTTCAAATGTCCAAGCAAGTTTTTGACTACTTGGCTCTGCTCGTACGTTAAAGCCATCAATATTTGGAAAATAGATATTTGGGGTTATATCTTCAATAATAACGGTGCTGTCTGTGTCGTTTGGGTTTCTTTTTCCCGTTCTAATCTTAAACACAGCGTCACCCAGTACTGAGTTTGTCAAAGCGCTTTCATAACACTGAATCCCCAATTTATTTTCACGCCATAGAGCATCAATAAACTCTTGATCACCATCTTCGGTCTTTATCACAGGTGGTTCAGAGAAGAGCATATCCGCAAGTATTTTTGAGATAAGACCTGCGAAGTTTACCGTAACATAACGAAGTTTAGAATACTCACGAGAGTAGATAGGGTCGTCAATCTTTATATTAAACGCATCAAAATGCTCACCGGTAAAAAGACGCATATAGTACGCATAATCATTTAGTCTTTTTTTTGAGGCGTCATCGGGAAAAGTCTCTTTTATTGAGGGTTTTAGGCTCTGAGACTGTTCTTTCTTTAATGCAGCATCAAGCGATGGGTCGGGTTTTTGTGGGAAGGTATCAACCATATAATTAGTATAGCATTATCTTAATATTTAAAAGGGCTTTTCAGTAAAGACTCTCGCCTTTGGTCTATTGTGCTTCTGCATTTGAATAGCAACAAATGCCGCAAATAGCGCATCATCGTGTTTTCCTGTGGCATGCTCACGTTTTCCGCTCTCATTCTTTACGAATGTACGCATTTCAGATATAGTCACAGGGCTGTTTATCTTTAAATGCCCCTCTTCAAAGTATATTATGAAGTCGTCAATCATAACATCCCGCGTCTTGACATTTGTACTCCAACCAATCTTCTTTGTGCGTTGCATGGTCTTTTCATCAATTCTTGTCTCGAAGTAGTAGTTGCTATATATTTTACTAAGGAAAAGGATTGTAGTAAGCATATTGTTCTCTACTCCTATAAACGCCTCGTTATAGAAGTATCCGATCTCTACCGCTAGTTGTGCCAACTCATCTGGGCGCATCTTGCCGTAGTACTGAGCTACCTGGTCTAGCGTTTCTCTATCCCATACATCAATACAAGAGCTATCAGCCCCTTCGCCATCGCTTGGATCTATACCTATTATGTATTTGTGATCTTGAATAGGTAAATGCCACATATGAAGTCCCTTTTGCTTAAGTGATACATACTTAGTATGTATGGTTTCTGGTACTTGAGCATCCTCTATATCAGGTTTAACGACTATTTGTTCTATCTTCTCTATATCAAACACATTGCCCAAACCGCTTTGGAAGGCCTCAAGTAGTGACATGGGATACTCCTGTTTAAACAGTTGATCTCCAGATAATCCAAAGCCTTGGTTTTGTGATCTAAGCTCTTGTTTCTTCCAGCGTCTCCACAATAACTGTCCGTCAGTTAAATTGTATTTGTCTTTAAGTGCAAACTCTTCTGGCGTTATATCTTCAAT